TCAATGCCCGTCATCGTGCAAATATATTTCCAGACGCAAGCATTTACCTTCAATGCATAGGTTTTAGGGTCGCGATAGGTCTTTCTCATTAGGCACTTCCCCCATTGTTTTTCTGGTTTCTTTTTTATTTTCGGAGCAAATTTTATTTTGGGTTTGTCCTTTCTACCGAATTCAGCAAATTTTATTGCCTGACTAGGTTGGTTAGAATAAAACCCTTTGAAGATTGCGCCTGGGTAGCCAGTGACTAAAGCCGAGCATTCCGCCCAAGTAGAAACAACAACATTATCCTTTCTTCCTCTATGAACCGCATAGTAACGTTTCTTCATAATTTATTTTTCCCATAGCTGCCGCCCTTTCCTGCAAGGTACTTACAGTAGTCGGTTCCCCTGTATCCTGCATTTTCCAGTTGGTCTGACGGTCAGTGCGCGGTGTTGACCCTGTTAATGTCAGCAGCTTTTAGATTATCTTCTTGACGTTCTGGTGCAATCAAACCCATTCCTTTCAGTGCGTCATACTGAAAACGGTGTTTAATAGCGTCCAATACTGTTGCATGGAGTCCAGTGGAGTTGCAGAGAGTTCTTGACTACTTGGTTATTAACCCTTAGAGTGCTGCCAAATATGGCACAAAAGGTTGTCCGAGAGTGGTCTCTCTGAATCCAAAGGTGATCGCGCACCGTTGTAATTTCAATATTAAAGCCCTAGTCCGATTCTGGCAAGGGCTTTTTTGATTCTTTTTTAGAACCTACTGCTCTAAAATAATCTAGTTCGGAATCTACTTCTGATCCATCAAGGTTGCATCTTGGTTCGCGATTTTTAATTGCCGCCCGATACCAGTCTTTTCTTACCCGATGATAAAGTTGTTGCCTGATTTCTTTCCATCCGAATTTAGCTTTCTTTAATTTTCTTTGCTCAATTTTGAGTTCTTCAAAAATACCGATACGCATAGGCGTATGTTTCTGGAATAGCGGAAGGGTATGTAACCAGATATCGCAGAAATATTCAGGTGTTTTCTTTTTAAGTGTCAGTGTTGGCATCTAATATTTCTTCAATTTCTTTTAGTTCTTCTGCATTTGTTAAACAAAGGTTGATCGCTTCCTGCAAGCCGATATTTTCTGCAAGCCTGGTATCAGGGTTAATCCGGTAGACTGTGACGGTAGGACTACTCACAGATAAAAATCCGGTAACCAATGCATAGATATCCTTGCAAAACCAAATAATCCAAAAGAAACACCCCAATGGCGCAGACAAGACAAACCACAAGCAGGAATCGAAATTCGCTCATATCAGTGAGATTTGTTCCTGTTCAGTATTGAGTGCAGCCAGTACACTTTCAAGTCGATCGTCTATCTTGGATACCCCGCTTCCATCGAGAGAGTCAGCAAAGCCTAACCAATTGGCTACCCTTTCGGGAGTATTGACCCTGCCAATGTGTATCCATTTGCCGAGCATCTTCGCAACTTTACAAGCGTTGACACACTCGGGAGATATCTTGAATGCATCAGTACCACCGACGAAAACCGCCGAGAGTTTATCCCACGGTATCGAATGATTACCGATACCATCCTGCAATACCAATGCTCTTGGTAATCCAATTAATTTGGATTCGAAAGCAGTAAATAGGTCTAGTGTCCTGATTGCATCACCGACTATATCTGGTGAGCAGACAAACACTGGTCGGAATTCTCGCGCCTCTGATACCAGTCGTAACCAGTTGTTTTCCTGAAACTCGGAAAAGCATCCATTGTCCAGGCCGTAAGGTTTACCGGATAAGGCGTATCGGGTTAAGGGAGTTCTCAACTGCCAGAAGTCATGATCATATCGATCAGAGTATTCTTTGATCTTCTTTGGTGAGCAGTCGAGCATTATCTTCATCAGGATGAAGGCATATTTCGTTGAGTCTCAACCCTGACACCAGAATGAGTTGCCCTGATTGATTGATATCCTGGCAACACAATAGCAATTTGGTCGGCAACAGCTTCATGAAATGCCGCATCTGGAAAAAGACAAGTACTGACAATATCCTCACACATAATGATATCGTCATGCTGAATAGTCAGAAAATATTCTATGGTCTTGCCGTCATTCGGACAAGTAACTCTAAAAGCATAGTTGTAAATGTTCACGACTTATCACCCGATAGCCCGTTTTCCTTTCTGGCAACGTACCATTTAGTTTTCAGTTCCATATAATCATCCAGATATTCATTAATCAACTTCATCCATCCCATATTTGGCTCAATAAAGTCACCCCTGATCATTCGCATGAACCATCCCGCCGATAACCCGACTTCATTATATATATGCGGGTAGGATAGATTCGATGCGTGAATCCGTAATCTTAATGTGTGAATCTGTCTTGTGTATTTACTCATTCTTCATCCCCAATAGGAAAGATATCCATTTCGGCTGCAACTTGTAGAACTGACTCAAGGAATTTCGAGTAATCTTCTTTCTCAAGGTTGGCAGTACCAATAACTCTTTCTTTTTTAACCCACTTCCCGCGCCATTTAAAATCCAAATCTTCTGTACCCAAAAATTGCTTTTGCAGGTTGAGTTTCATTTCACCGTGGGCATAGCCCGTATAGTCTGCCATGCGCCTGGTGATAGCTTGGTATAAGCCCCTTTGACTTTTGGATTGTACGGGCTTGAAAGGTTCGATCTTGACCGAAAGCGGATACTTCAAAGCACCTGCATTCGTGATCGTTGTTCGTAATACGTCTTTCAGTTCAGAAAGCGAATTGACTAGCATTAAAAATCCCCACCGATGGGTTGCAAACCAACGAGAGTGCATAGAGGGTTAAGTCTAACGCCCATCAGTGGAGAAAACTCGTATACATATAGCGTATTTTACACTATAATTCGTTGTGAGATACAGTTATTTCACCTTTAGAGAGGAAAGTATATATGAATTTTAATAAAATATTGAATGACCTGGTAGCATTACAGGAAGCTGAACGGGAACGGAAAAACCAAAACACCGAAATCCTGCTTGAAATCGCCGAGCATATCGTTAAAACCGAGCATCAACCGTGGGACAACAAAGGCAGCATCATTCATGGGCTTGACCTGGCAAATGTCCGGTTAGGTAACGCCGCCGACTACAGGCTAGGAAAACTCAACCTGCATTGCAGGGATATGCAGCAAAGGGAGTTATTGAAGTAATGTGGCATAAATCCGAGGAAATCGACTTTGAATCATTGCAGAATAATGACCCTGACTACCCAAAATGGTCGGATGATCTACGCGATGAGTCAGAAATGGCTCAAATCGAGCCAAAAACCGGCATTTTAGAGGACTTCACCCCGAATGCCGACAAAACCACCCCAACAGCAAACGACTGCTGAGTGGCTTGCTGAATGGCAAGTTAGGGACACCGCGATTAGAGTCGCAGGAGAAAGAATAGTGAAACCACCAAGTAATAAAGACCAAAAGACCTACGCAATTACACCCGCAGGAACCCACGTTGCCAGGTGCGTACAGATTATCGATCAAGGTACGCAAGAAGTGAACTACGAGGGCAAGGTAAAAAATCAGGCGAAAATCTTCATTCTTTATGAACTGCCCCTGAAAATGGATCAGTTCGAAGATAAAGATGGCAACATGAAAGAACTGCCATTCGCAGCCGTGAAAACTTACACCAACTCACTGTATGAACAGTCTGCTTTGTACAAGCACCTGTCTGCATGGTTGGGTCAACCCTTTGTCGAGGAACCCGAGTCGTTCAGCTATTCGCAGATTATGAGTCGGCCTTGCATGGTGACGGTCGTTCACAATACGGTTAAGGATAAAACCTACGCCAATATTGCCAGTGTCACGGCATTACCGGATGGCATGGAGTGTCCTGATCAAATCAATCCATCGATCTTTCTTGATCTGGACGATTTCGATAAACAGGTGTTCGATAACCTGAGTGAACGGATGCAGGATAAGATTGCACTCTCACCCGAGTATCAGTCGCTTCCTCACCTTCAAATCAAAGAAGGACAAGCCAGACTCGATGATGGGTTTGACGATATTCCGTTTTGAATAAAGTAGTTCAACTACTGGCGTTGGTGGCGATATTCATTATCGCCATCATCATTGGTTATATGCACCCAATATTCATGTAGGAGATATTATGGATACCTTACAAGCAGCAAAGGCTGATTTGCGGCAAGGTTGGCTCACCCCGCAAGGAGCAATTTGTGACTGCTGCCATCAGACAGTCAAACTCTACAAACGGAAAATGGCAGGCATGGCAGTTCGAGAACTGATTGACCTATTCAAAATAACTGACCTAAACAACCCTGAATTTTTTCATCGTAGTAAGTTTATCAAAACTGTCTATTACAGTTGCGGGGATTGGGCGAAGCTGAGACATTGGGGCTTGATATCCGAAAAGCAAAACGAGGATTCAAGCAAAAAATCCAGTGGGGAATGGAGGATAACCGAGAAGGGAATTGATTTTGTCATGGGCAAGATTAAGGTTCCATCCCACATTTATATATACAACAAGGAAACCTATAACCTGGTTGGCGCACCCGAGTCTGAAAATATCGGCGTAGTTGAAGCACTCGGAAACAAATTCAATTATCCCGAATTAATGGGCTATCTAATATAGAGGAATAACAATGGGACACTGGTACACAAAAGATAGAGAATCAATGTATGAAATCGCAGGCAAAGACGGAACCATGCGCGATACAACCTTGCGGGATGCGCGGAAACTGAACCTGTTTCCATCCGTCACTACCATCATCGGTCAACTCGATAAGCCTGGGCTTAATGCTTGGTTGCAAGGTGAAGTATGCAAGGCAACACTGGCGAACCCAATTGAAAAAGGTGAACTGCTCAAAGACTGGATTTTACGGATCAAGAAGATCAGCAAAGAAGTTGGCGAATCTAAAGCCAAAATCGGTACTGATATTCATGATGCGATCGAAAGCATTTGGCGCAATGATTCCGCATCGATAATTTCATCCAGTGGTGAGTACACCGAGATTGCAGCAAGGACAGTTGAGGCAATCATTAATCATTGCAACACCGACGAATTCGAACCCGAGCAAGTAGTTATCGGTAGTGGATATGGTGGCAAGGTCGATCTTCACAATGAAGATTTTGTGATCGATTACAAAACCAAAGATATCACCGATGAAGAATGGGACAAAATCATCGCAGGCAAGCCAAAGAAAATGGCTTATGCAAGTGAGTGTATGCAACTGTCAGCTTACCGCGCGGCACTCCCGCCTGGTGCCACCAGATTGCTGAATGTATTCGTTGACCGGACAGTAGCGGGGCGCGTCTACATTTATGAGCATACCGAAAATATGTATTCACAGTTTCAGTGCCTAGTCGGGTACTGGCAAATGGACAAGAAATATATACCGGAGCAATAAAATGTATCTCAAAGACTTTGGGGAAATCAATATTCCATTCGCTAAAATCTGGAAGTTCATCAAGATAACGGTTGGGGTAGTCCTGTTCGTTGTCATTGCATTCGGAATTGGCTTCTATCTGCTTATAGTTGTCCATGCTCGATATGGTTGGGCATGAAATACCTGACTGAATATGTTGGTGAAATGCTTAATGGATTCGTCGCGTTGATGATCCTGCTCCTGGCTACCGGATTCTTCTTATGAAATGGTTGCTGTCATTTATCTGGTGTCATTCGTACTGGATTATTCTTTGGATTTTATTCTATTGGTGGATTGTGTCATAGTCACGAAAGTACCCTATATTTAGCCTACTTCCATGACTAACGTAAAACACACTACTATTTATTTGGAATCGCGGAGAATGTATGAGTTGTATTGAATGTGGGTGCGAGCATGGACACCATCAGCCCTGGTGCCTTGAGGGAGGAAGTTTGAAATTGAAAAACCCTACTTCCTTTATTTTTTCTGAACCACCACCACCGGCAGGACACTGGCAGATCAGTGGTAATTTACACATTAGTGTGGAAAAGAAACCATCTGTATTGAATAAATTCTTTGCCGCCTACCTGCTTGGTTGGAAATGGCATGACTGACAAGTTCACAATAAAACAGATAGAGGCGGCATTCGCAAAGCGCACTCCTGGGTCTGGTTCTGGCGCATTCATCGCACTATTTCCAGATGAATTAATAGCCGAACTAACCAATGGAAGTGGCACGATGGACATTGAACCGGATCAGATCGATCAGATGAGTGAGTACGGACTACAAAAAGAATTGCGGAAAGCACTCAATGAAAATATTAAACTGCGGGAAGAATGTAATTCCCGTATAGGCACTGATGAACTACTTAATCGGTTGCGAGATACGACGCATATCCCATACCATATTCACACAATGGAAGCAGCCGATGCTATCGAATCCCTACAGGCGCGGGTAGCGTCATTAGAAACAACACTGGCTCTGGAATTTCTCAGGAATAGTGTTGATTTTGACTACGATCATATCGTGAAGCAGATAAAGGAACTGGCAGAAAAAAGACGCTGTTCAGATAGATGAAAATAGAACTACTCCACATGGACTGTATGGATTACATGAAAGGCTGTGAGGACAATGCTTTTGATTTAGCTATTGTTGACCCGCCTTATGGGATTGGCATGGATGGCGGAAGTGTCGGTCTTGGCAGTTTTAAAGAAAAGGAATGGGACAAATCGACACCGGATCTTGAGTATTTCACTGAACTGTTAAGGGTTAGCAGAAACTCGATTATATGGGGCGGAAATTATTTCGCTGATAAATTGAAACCGACAGGTGCTTGGATATATTGGGATAAAATGCAGGACAAAGAAGGCCACAGATACGGTAAAACATTTGCATCAGGAGAATTAGCGTACACGACATTTAAGAAGCCGATGAAACATTTTGAATATAAAAATCAGGGTAATTATATCGGCCCACCGAATGCCATTACGACGAAGACAAAAATGGTTAGAGATTTAAAAATACACCCAACGCAAAAGCCTATAGGTTTATACGAATGGCTATTAAGAAACTACGCCAAAGAAGGCGACAAGATACTAGACACTCATTTAGGCTCCGGCAGTAGCGCGATAGCAGCCCACTACGGAGGTTTTGATTTTGTAGGCATGGAGATTGACAAGGATTACTATGATGCAGCTATGAAGCGATTTGAAGCTGAAACAGCGCAACTGGATATATTTGCATGATAGAGCTACTACACCAAGACTGTATGACCTATATGAAAGGTTGCGAGGATAACGCTTTTGATTTGGCTATTGTTGACCCGCCCTATGGGATAGGCGATAAAATGTTTGGAGGCGGGAAGGAGGGGGATAAGATAAAAATGGTTCGTTCTCTGTACGATAAGATGGAAGGCTGGGATCACAGTATACCAACAAAAGAATATTTTATAGAAATGTTCAGGGTATCATGCAACCAGATAATCTTTGGTGGTAATTACTTTGATCTTCCCCCAACAAGAGGAATCATCTGCTGGGATAAGCAGCAGTTTTACCCTAATTTTTCACAATGGGAGATGGCATGGACATCGTTTGATAAACCAGCAAAGCTATTTAAACTAAGGTCATCAGATCCCAGCAGAACACACCCAACACAAAAACCCGTAAAACTTTACGAATGGTTATTAACCAATTACGCCGAACCAAATCAAAAGATACTAGACACCCACGGCGGTTCTATGAGTTCAGCGGTAGCTTGCCATTATTTCGGTTGTGACCTTGTTTTGTGTGAGATAGACGAGGATTACTATAAATCAGGTTGTGAGCGTTTCGAGGCTGAGACTTCACAAATAGATTTATTCGCATGAAATAATCCTCGATCATATCGTGAAGCAGATAGAAGCCAAGCGCACAAGACGCTGTTCAGATAGATGAAAACCATGATGCTATGGTTGATGATTCAGCCTGGCGTTTGGGATTGCTTCATCGATGTTTACAAGGATGCAGACGAATGTAACAAGGCGTATACCATCCTTGCCAAATCAGTTCCGCCGATTGATCTAAGCACCCATCCAAAGAAGAAGGCGCATATCAGATCGATCTATTTCAATGGGAGTGATCGACCAGGCATCATGTTCACTCGTTGTTATTAAGCAGGGCTGCTCACTCTGCTAGATACGTCATGCAGAAGTCGTCTATATCATCTGTAGTTGATGTGATTGTACTGATCTGCATTCCTAAATCACTAAGGGCTGGCCCCGACTCTCTTATATGAAATCGATCCCTCGTACTGGATACGAGAGGACTGAGCATTGTATAGTTAGCAGTCATGGTTAGACCAGTTTGCATCAGTACACCTATACAATCAAAAGCGGCGGCGAATGGAAGGGTTATATATATAAAGTTCCCTGCCGACATACCTGTTGTATCAATATTGTTGAAGGAGTTGAACCGTGCACAAACTATATTGCCAACGCGGGTGTAATTCCCCGTAATAGTTGTTGCCGATTTATTACCACCAGTAAGAGCATCGTACATCTCCACTGTCCAAGTGCCTTCCCTGTAATCATCAAGATCATTAGCACCTGCTGACGGTACTTGTGTTGCGGGAAAACCAATATGGTTGGTAATGTCTACCGATTGGTCTGCATTAACTGTTAGTGCTGTGAGAGCATTGGTCTGTAATACGAGAGGGTGATTAGACTCAGCCCCCACAACCACCGAGGCTCCTTCGGCTGCAAGTCGTAGGGTGCTGCTTGATCCTGAATCGGTTATATCGATCCGTGGGTTACCAGCGTTAGTTATCACAAACGCCTCACCAGCCATTGCAATATTCTGAGAGGAGTCAATTGTTAGGGCTAGGCTAGGTGTAGCGCCTGTGTAGAAGTTTAAGACGCTAGTATCTAAGGCACTAATTCTAGCCTTTAGTGCTGCACCAGAGAAGAAATCTATGAACCCATCGTTTGTACCCGAGGCGAACAGATTAATGATTGCATGTCCAGAAGTGCCCGTTAAGTTTATGGTGCCAGACGTGGTTCCAGCTACGTTAATTCCTTTCTCAGCCGAAATAAGCCCTGTGAATGTGGCTGTCTGGGCTGCATTAATTGTTAGGGCTGGAGTCTTTGATCCTACTGTACCTGTTAATATTTCAAGGTCACCTACAGAATCATCGAACCTCATCCAGAGGTGTGGCCCGGCAAAGAATTGAGAGTCAGCACCATCAGCATGAGACGATCCATTTAGTATTATTCTACCGCCTGATGCCTCTGTATTACCTCCAGTTATAATGGTATTAACAGTATCAATGCTCTGAATAATAGTACCATTAAGTGTACCATCCCCTAGAACTATACCCCCATCAGTAATCTTCAATACCTCTAGGGTAGCGTCATCATTTATACCAAGACTGGTGAATGCTCCTGATACACTAAGTGTCCCAGCAATGGTCTGCCCCCCGGCAGTACTAATCAGTCCGGCTTCCACAGCCGTCTGGTTAATCCACTGTGCTACACCACCATCCCAAGCTAAAACTTCATTATTAGCTGGTGTACCTGTTATAATAACATCACCAAGACTATCTATAGACGTACCTAGCTCGGCAATGTTAGTGTTCCGCTTGTATAGCTCAAAGAGCCATCCTTGTATCAGTGGGTCTTTAGCGTCCGGCGGAGGCGGTAGCTGATATGTTGCCATTATACTGGTGAGTGTACCGTGGTTCCAGCTCCGTCTACCCAGATATCTGCGTGAGCACTGCCTACGGCATACACAGGATTGTGTGTATCACTATTGTACATAACACTACCCAACACCTTCTGATCCCCTGTATTAATCGCGTGCCCTACATCAGCAAGTTGTGCTGTGGTCGCGCTCGGGAGTTTAAAGTATGTGGGTTCCACACTCTGATTAGCAGTAATATTCATTGCTAATGTTTTAGATGTACCAACCTTTGTGTAGAAATCAAGTTCACCAGCACTTTCATCCCAAGAGATGGTGGTTGCGCTACCAACAGTCTTAAGATACCAGTTCGAGGCGAGAGTTGCGTGATTATTCCCGTATAGAGCTAGACTACTACCGTGTACGGAACTGGAGGATATAGTTAGCTTGGATGTAGCAGACGCACCCCGCATGGTATAATTAGCGCCATCGGTTCCTACTGTTAGTAAGGTGTCTGCTACATTCAGTCTCTCGGCTGGGGCATCGTCGTTAATGCCTAGACTGGTGAAGGCTCCTTGAACGTCAAGAGTGCTTGCGAATGTGGCAGCGGCACTATGTGTACCTTGATAGACAAGGGCGTCTACATCGTTTAGCCACGCGGCTACGATGGTGGTAGTAAAATCTACAAAAGTTGTTGTTGCCATTTAAATTCCTTTATAAGCTCGATGTTGGTAAATCAACCAACCCATCAGTCAGGCCATGAGTAGCTGTTGGTATGTCATTTTTGCCAGCAATGGCTAAACCAACCTCAGCCGAACCAGCCACGGCTTGGACATTAGCCCAAGTAGCTGCTGTAGTGGTTGTACCACCTATAGTCTGAGCTGAATCTATTACATTATCTGTGTTGGAGGGACGAATTGGGTCTTGTACAGTGATGACCTCAGGACGAACGCGCAAGAAGTCTTGCTCATGTCGCTTCTCGTAGTCCTCATCACACACCCAGAAATGATCCCAAGTTTCCTGTAAGTCTTCCGCACGGAATTGATGATCACAAAAGTCACAGTTAGCCCAATGGCTACCAGAGATGTAACCGGGGTTTAGTGATACTCCTCTTTTAGCCATTACTTATAATAAACTATGGCTACAGCGCTGGTGCCTGTGACGGTAACGAATAAACCATTCTTAGCATAAATCTCTGGGAGTTGATCCATACGATGTACCCCGTCAACAGAGGCATCTAGCCTGATGTTGTACAATAACGTACCAGAAGCGGCAGAGGCATTATCGAATATTGTTATAGTGGAATCTGTAACACCATCACAGGTTAGACTTACCCCTGTTAAGATAGCTTTACCAGTGACAGCAACTGCCGCTGATACTCCCAGATCACCTGTTGATCTACTTGTTGTGTGCATATTTATTCCTGTGTTATACGTAGACTCCATCGTCTACTAAGATTATATCGAACCCTGCTGAAATATCAGAGGCTTGTCCTACGGGTTGTGCTGTTAAAAAGAGGTCGTACTTAGCCTCTATCTTGAGGTAAGGCGTAAAGAAATGTTGAAACCCTCCATCTTCTGGTACACCAACTATATGTTCGATCTGCTTAGCGTAACCATTTGCATTATCTCTCTTCCACAATCTAATCGGATTAGAGGTAAAGCCTTGACCTGTTGTCGGGTTGTGGTGCGCGTAGTAGGATGTTATGAAAGCTGTCGTAGATGCTGGGACGGTATAGATCGCCATCTCTGTTTGCTGATTACCAACGGAGATGACGGCATAGTCTGTAGTCTCACCAGCGTTGTGCACTCGTACTGTTGAGTCTGCAACGACACTCGATTGAATCTTCATCCTGAAGCATCTGAGTAGTGGAGTGGTTAGAGTGACAACTGTGGTAGACGGATTACCAAGCACCGCATCCTGTGTTACCAGTGCGTAGTTAGCATCCAGTCCCTGAACCTCTACAGTCTCTCCACGGAGAGCTGCTTGATCAGTTGTCTGTGATATGCTGGTCATCAGTGCAGTAGCTGGGAATGTATAGGCTACTGATCCGTCCCATATTTCTTCCTCAACTCCGCTCGCGACGGAGGTGTTGCGCCCAAATTTGTTGTAGCAAGAGACACCGGGTATTGCTCCCATCGCGGCACGCAGTACATCGCTTGTTGGCCCTGCATTTCTTAGTTGATCTAAACTCATCCTATCCCCCAAATTCTATATGCTACAGATGCAGAAGTACTAAGAAACAAATTATGAATCCTTACCAGAGGAAGTCTACGACTCTCTCCGGGCTTTAGTGTGCTGAATGTTTCAGCAGACTTGAACTTATACTTTAGATCATTGACTGCTGAATCATTTGTTATTTGTATCTCCCTAACAGGCCACGGAAACGATATGGTTTCAGTTCCATTGAGAGAAGTCTCGACTGCGTGACTATTAGCGTAAGACATTGATTATCTCCATATTGGTTTAGGTCTGTTAGGGTTATATTTAAACCCCGGCTTTGATCTACTTACGGTGTCTGGAACATTGGCTGCATCTTGTCGCTTATCTTCTGATCTTGCATCGTGTTCATAGCGTCTTCCGTTGAAGACACGTTCATCTATATTCATGCGTAATTCTGGAAGCCCACAGTTGGGGCATTCAGCATTATCATTATCAGGCTTAATGGCCTTACCTTCCCAACCACAGCAGGGGCAGTCCTTCCACCACTTAATACCTTTTTGTTGAATTTCCATTATACGGGTGTATTCACTGTTGTACCTGCTCCGTCTACCCAGACAGCACCATCGGTGTTACCGACAGCATATACGGGCGCATCTTGCGAGGTGTTATAGACCATTGCTCCTTGCACCTTACCTACATTAGTATTAACAGCATTCGTAAGTGAGTTCAATGCTGCATCTGTGAACCCCGGTAATTGTGTATAAGAAGCAGGCACTAAAAGTGCTGCTACATTAACTTGGCCTTTGAAGTCAGCAGTTGTTGTACCTGTCAGTACACCCATTACTTCTCCATCAGCATCATTCTTAATTGTTACATCGTTGGTCGTACCCTGTCCTGTAAGGATCAAACCCTCAGCAGCGGTGTATCCGATGGCAGCGGCATCTGCTGCTGCTGTGTCCCCTGCGGGCATGACTTTCTGGTCAAAGTTGTACGAGCCTGACGCACCTGTGAACTCGTAGTCAGTGATGTTAGCACCAGAGAGTTTTACATCTGTGCCATCGTGCTCTAGTTGGAGGTATTTTGTCTGCGCGAAGTTAGTCTGGTTGTCGCTGGAATCATAGAGCCTTACAATTCCCTGATACTTCCATGTAATGTTATAATTAGCATCGGACTGAATGAAACCAGGACGGCGAAGTTGCAGACCAGAGTTTCCGTAGATGTATGTTTCCCAAGCAAACTGTGAGGATTGCCCTGATCCAGTGTTACTGGCAAAGGATATAATTGCTCTATGCGTGCCTGTGGCATCGCGAGGCATGTAGTATGCCAGTGCTCCTAAGCTCTCGTCAGCGAGTGCTGTATTTGAGGCTATGGCTATACCTTTACCATACACCGGGCGGTTATTCCATACATGCGTTATGTAGCGGTTGTTGATCGCATCGGTTGGCTTGTCTGTCAGGATGAGGGAGTCTACAAACAGTCCTGCTTGTCCCGTCTTGTACTCCCATCCAGAGGTCGCGCTACCAGTATTAGGGTCTATGAATCGTAACCCGTTCTCGTTAATGACGTTCTGGTCGCAGGTTATCGTCATCAACTCATCAGCCAAACTGTAGGTGAAGAAGGCGTTACCTTCAATCGTGCCGTCGCCTGTCCATACAGCTATCTGATTATCAGCAGGAGTACCAACTTTAGTGACTTCTACTACAGGGACAGCTTGTGCAACCATTACTGGTAAACCTTATCTTCCAAACGAGCTACGCGACCAGTCAATTTTTCATGCCCGCCTTTGGCAACGTGTTCATTGTGGCGATCAGCAACAATATCGAGTCTTTCGCGAACCCGCGCCTGCTCCAAGCGAACACTCTCAAGTTCTGAGCCGTGATCGGCAAGGACTCTCCGCGATGTTGATACGTCACGCGCCAAATCAACTCCCGCTATCAATTCAACCTGGGCAGTCAGTTGCCCGTAGGTGTAAACGACTCCACCTGCTTGAGCAATAATGGCGATAACGCCAGTCACAATCCACTTCCGCATACCTGCTATCAGCTTTAGGTCTTGTTCAACCAGTGCCATACGAGTATTAAGCTGATGAATTTCGTCATCTAAATGTTTGTGTTGAGTCATTAGTGCCGACCCTCATCATGGATATGCTTATTCATTCTTGATTCAACTGTCTTATTGATCATGGCTTGTATACTTTCGGTCGATCGGTGATCGTGACTGATGTTTGGCATGGATTCGACGTTCACCGTCACGTTTGCAGGTTCCTTGCTCGATTCGTACTTGTCGTAACCAAGATAGGAAGTAGCAAAGGTCATCACCGCCAGGATCAAACCCATTACCGATTGCTGTGAGGGCTTTTTCATCAGAAGTGCATCGTGCCGCCGACAATAACAGCGTAGTCATCTTCGGTATCAGGGCCATCGATTGTAGAAACGAACTGACCATGAACCATGATGCCACCAACTCTGGTTGCTGCACCAACCGCAATAGCCTGGTTGCCGCCCTCGGTGAATGCCATTGTGACACCTACCTGTAATTTCTCAGGTACACCCCAATCGAATTGATTGTTTGCTGCCAGCCCAAGTAATCCGTAAGTGTTACCGGACGGCAGATTTAGTGTAGTCGGGGTCGATGTAGTAGTCGTGATTACTGGTGGTGGTGCAGGGGTAGAATGCTTCTCTCCCGCTTCGGCCTGAGTCCAGATAGTAACCAGTATCAGGATTGTGAGTAGGAACTTCATAATTCACCCTTTAGCTGCTCGGACTAAATGCGCCCCGAAAAAGAATGCACCAACACCAAGCGTTAGATATCCCCACGGTGAATCCGTAGCGATTTGATAAGAATATTTCGCCAGTGCGTCATTGAAATGAAACACCACCAGAGAGAACACCAGAAAGAATGCCTCTAATTTGATGATCCACAAGGCAATGTCTCGTCGGGTGCGTGATCGCTCGGTATTCTCACTGACCGTCGATGCCATAAAATCGGAATAGTGCTGCACCATCTTTCCGTTGAATTCCTGCTTTTCCTGATCGGTGAGTTTAAGCCCGTCGATCCATCCACCAACACCAGTCGCAACCTTCATTACGTTGTCAGACCCATTCTGACCACCGCCCAACAAACCTTTGATAAACTTAAACATTAGCAATGCCCTACGTCGAATTTATTAGCAAGATTGCAGAAAAATTCCGCAATGGTTAGCCTCCACCATTTAATACCCTTCAAATGTGCCTGACTCCCGTACTTCTTTTTATATCGTTTCAGCCTGCCAGTAACCACTTCCCATCCGTCAGGCGGATCAAGGAAAAGGACAGTTGCGGCGAATGTATTAACATACCAGTCAAAGGCCAAAGCAGGGATACCCACTACAACCCGTAGGAAAGGTTCCCAAACGGTTCCTTCACAGGCATCGCGCAGTTTCATTACCCATACGAAAACGAATACGAGCAGTATGAAGTTCACCACTACAAATTCAATCATTGCCACTCACCTGATTTCATCATTCTGGATAATTCCATTGCTCGATTACCTACCTGCTTCGCCCATTTGGAATCGAGCATTTCGGTTCCCGCTTGAGTGTACTTCTTCTTTTCAATCAGCTTGATCGTTTTCTTGAACCCCATGAACCGGGGCAGACCAAGATTAAAAACCATATTTACAACAACTCCCTGTCGAACCCCGTCCAGATCGCGAAACCATTCGAATGACTGTGCGCTGAGAACCGCGTCATTAACATCGATTTCCAATAACTGTTCGGCAATTTCAACTGAAATAGGCACATCGTCCAGGTTGTGACCATACCCGATAGTCAACTTGCCAACCGTATCTTTATACGCCAGTAGCCTCAAGCCTTCATGTTTGGCAATGAGGCTCCTGACTTTCTTTAACTCCATCACCACTGATAATCTTCGACTTGCTCTGCCATTTGCTCAGAAGTCTTGATCACATCATTACCATTAACGTCTTTCGACGCGAACCGTAATGGTAGAACACCTTTGTAAATCTTGTCCTTTTTTCGTGGATCGTCCCTTTTTATTACCTTGTGCTTGGTACGTTGCTTGCTTGTCATAATTACCTCTCCAATGCAGCATAATAAGTCTGCAATCTTTCAAAGTCTTTAATGAAGTCAATCAGAATAGTCATTCGATAGTCGGCTGGCATTTGAATACGCGAGTTTTTGACCTGTTTGATCCAGTCTAAAGAAATACCTGTGCTTTCCGCGAGTAGGGTCGCGGATAAGTCGGATCGCTCAAGGTAGTAGATAAAATCTTCCCTACGCCCTTCAACATAATCAGATTTCCTCGCTCGTACCTTCAAGTCCATCAGCAGTCCTTTTTACTGCAATTTTCTTCTTGCCTGAACCGACAATATTAATAACAGGTGCGGCGGGCTTGCTTGCGGCAGCAGATTTCTCATTTGATTCTTGCTCTGCCGCTTTCGCCCGTAGTTCGCGTTCCAGTAAGTCTTTCTCGGCTAAAATCTCGTTCTGAGACAGGGTTAGCTTGATTTCCTGATCACGTTTCTTCAATGCTAACTCATCTTCTTTCAGTTCGAGTTCCCGAGTCTTGTTCTTCTGAATTGCAACCTCTTTATCGGTTTCGACAATGGTAGTCCTTCGTAGGCTTTCGGATCGGGTTTCGGCAAGTCTAGTTTCAGCATCCGTTTTGGCAATGCTTCCCTCAAGTTTTGCTTCTTCATTTCCAACTCTCCTGGCCTCGGTGTTGGCGCGGCCTTGCTCGATTTGGAGTTTAGCTAAATCACGTTCTTTGGTATGCTCAAGTTCGGCCTGCTTGACCAAAGCTAATGGGTCAGGTGGTGGGTTTTGCGCCTGTTGAAGCATTCGATCAGCTACACCCATCATTTCCTCTCGATTGGATGCGCTCGATAATTCATAGATTGACTTCATTAACATCCAATATCCAACGGAATCACCTTGCGTAGAGGCTAAAAGACCCGCTAATTGCTGCATTTCGAGTTCTCGCGCCATTATCCCCAAAGTCGAATTTACGACAAATCTTGGGTCAGTTTGGGCGTATTCGTCCGGTGCATACTGAATATATCGCCAGGCAGACTTCTGAATCAGTGGTTTTAGGAAAGATGCCTCGATATTGGCTAATGTTCGCTTGGATCGCTTAATCGCACCCGCTTGCATGATACTCATGCCACCAAGCGTATTGTTGCGGGAATTTTGAGCGATCGGGGTTGCGGAATCCATTGCGCCCGTTGCCATCTGAATCATCCTTTCCAGATCACCCGCTTCACTAAATGTATTGTTGCTGACCTCACCGAACCTGAACGGGTTCAGAACTTCGCGCGGATCACCATTTGTCAGGATGGATTTGCCAGGTCTGACACTAAAATCGCCCCCTCGGGGTACTCGGGTCGCATCAATTCCGATCATCGGATGAATTGTGAGGCTCATTGCGTCGATTCTGCCTCTTAGCTCGGCATCGAGAGCCTTTTGCGGGTTGTAACCCTTTTCGGCTACACCTCTACCCCAAAATCTGTTTGGTACGGTGTCGTACTGGAAGGAAACAAAGTCGCGATCCTGCATGAAATGGGGAGTTGCGGTAGCTTTTAGCAGTACACCATCATTTGCAATGGTGATTATTGCCTCAATCATGACTTCCGACTCATCAAATGAGCCTTCGCCTTCCTCAACACTGAAAATATCCTCATTTTCGGGGTCGGCATCGAAATGAAGCATCATTTCAGGCACTAAACCGTGATATTGGGTCAATTTCACATGGTCAGTGAGTCCGGTTCGCACTTCACCCTTCGATTCATGGTCGAAATCCTCATGATAAGTACCCAAACTCACCTGGCGATACATACCAGACTGCATTCTTGACGTAATTATGTGTTTTGGCACTAAAAACACATGGGCGCACCCCATTGCTTCATCAATTGTGGTCGCGGCAGGGTCAATAACGAAATCTCGCGGCTCAACAGCAACCAGTTTGATTCTTGTTCTCATTTCCGATCTACCAATCGCTTCAAGTTCTTCAAGTAGACCCTCTGACTTGGAAATATCGAAACTACGTTCCTCGCTATGCTCGACAACGATCTTCCCGATTCCTGTGCCATAGATAGCACCATTCAGCACTATTTCGGCAATTGCCCTCGGGTAGCCATTTTCAGTCAAATCTTCCAATAATTTATTACGGAAAACCATCATATCGGCTTTATCGTCATCCCTAACGTCATCAGATACGTCAAACCACTTTCCTTTACCAAATATGGCTTCTTCAATCTCAGCAGTTGCGACTTCAACGGCCTGGGCGGTTGCAGGGGATATTAAGCGGGAACGCTCAGTTTCGCGGGTACGATCTTCTTCTTTCCAGACTCCGCGCCACAAACGGTAATATTCATTCCAACGAGACTCGTAATTGCTGTCACGATGATCTTCCCATTCTCGGACGAGTGCCACCACCCAAGATACCAGTTGTGTTTCAATCGAGTCGAAATCGCTCTGATCTTCGCTTTCGATATCTACTATCTTATCAGTGCTTGCCATTATCCGCGCCTCTTAGTTTCATTGCTCAAGCCCACCTACCGACAGTCGGCGTTTAGGCTTATTACTATAATACCTGTTTCCTTTTTTTGTTATTTCAAAACCAAGTCTACTTTCTGCTTCCACAGTTTTATTAAAGGTTTTGTGCCTTTTCCCTTTTAATATCAGTCCAGTTTCAGGATCACGACTGGAACTATGCTTTTTATACTCGTTTATTTCTGGATGCCATACCCAGGCCTGAAATGAATTCTTGTTTGCCACTTCATCACCAATATATGAAGAAGGCTTTTCGATGGTCAATGGGTTTTCCTCAATCAGCCTTTTAGCTGTTTTGGTATCAAATCCCGCCCCTTCTGGATTAAAAGTTTTGCCTTTGGTTCTTTCAGCCATATTAGTAACCTGCTGCGGAATCTAGTGGTTGGAACTCATTTTGAATGATTGCATCTGCAAAATACGGGATTTTGCTTAATTGGTCAATATATGCGAGTGCATCAATCAAATCGTCGTGAACCATCGGGTTTGGAAAATCAAGTAGCTGATCTGTCAGGGGTTTAACGTATGAAGCGTCTTTTTTGAAGAATATCTTCCCGTTCTGAAATCTACCCTGTAAAGCCCATGCAATCCGCTTTGTTTTGTTCCGACCACCGTGGGTCAATGGTTCGATGCGTGGATACACGTTTAATCGGCGCATCTGATCAGATAAATAAGGCATGATAGCGTTCATCAACGAACCTTTCTCAATACCCAAAATATTAGGTTGATAGACCTTACAAGCCTTAATTATCTGCAAACTTGTCTCTCGGACTCCCCAACGACCATGTATAACGTCATGAATGAACCAACCGGATTCGGAAGTCTCTACAACGGCAATCGCACATTCGTCACTCTTTTTCAGCTTGGAAGTCAGCTTTCCCTTACTTTCAACAAAGCCTGCGGGATCGACAGCGATATAAGTCACTCCGCGCTCGGGCGGGCGATCCATGAAAATGAATTCCTCGTCCTTGAACTCACCACCGCCGGCTGCGGCGAAAGAAGCCTCAAACTCTTGCCGAAAAGCCTCTTGGGTCATGGTTTTCGACGCTTCTTCTATCTCGTCAGGCGGTAAGACAGGGTTTCCCAAAGAATTGAACTGGAATGCCTCCCAATCGTCCTGCCCCTCACATTGCAGGAATAAATCGTAGAAATGGTTCTTCCCGTCAGGAGTGCCGATAAATAAGGCCGAACCCATTACATCGGCGAGTGTCGGGCGCATGATTAAGTCCCAAACTTCCGGTTTCATGAATGCGTACTCATCCAAGACACAAAACGAGACACCAACACCGCGCAAGGTATCGGGTCGGTCAGAACCTTTGAGTTTTATCGTCCTGCCATTGATTAGCTTGATGGTTGCGGTATTTTCGAGGGTTTTTGCAATAACATCCTTGCCGATACGCTTTAGCTTGTCCCAAATCAGGTCTTTGGCCTGTCCGAAGGTGGGACAGATATACCAGACCTCCATTCCGGTCAGATCAAAGCCATAGACGTTCTTTTCCTGCAAACCATTGATAATTAACTCAATAGCCGCTTCCTCGGTCTTGCCCCACCGTCTACCTGCCGCACAGACACGAAAACGGGCAGGTGACTGAAACACCTGGGCCTGTTCTTCGTGCAGGTCGAAATTTAAATCGACCATTGGGAACTTAGAACCCCGAAGTGCCTTTTTTCAGGATTTCTTTTTCTTCCAATTCCTTATCAGAAGGGCAATCCCTCGCAGGCGCGGTACGGGCGGGAATTGTAGAGCCGACAGACTTTACGCCGCCTGCTTTAGTGGTAGGCGTACCCATTAGCCGAACTTCTTGCTTGAGACACTACCTTTGATACCACCCCAATGCCGGGTGCCAATTGGCCCACTTGCATTACCAGGAGTCGGACTACCTTTCGAATTACCTTTCGGTTTGTTATAACTACCTTTCACACCATGTGGCATTTTCAAATCCTCACTGTTCAGAAACTACATCATCCGGTTTTTTCAGAATTTCAGGGGCAACCAGATTACCTATATTGATATTAACACTAAATGTCCCTGTAGTGGTATCACCATCAACTGCCTTATTCACAGGCACAATTCGACTTAATACCATATCTGCCGCTTTCATGTTCCCGTCCTCGGCGGCCTCGCATACGGTTAGAATGATCTTCTTGAACGATTTCTTAACCTGCTTCTCGAAAGTCTCGATCATCTGATCCCTGAAAACCGTAGTCTCGTTTTTGGATTTCTTTGGCCTGCCTGACCTCGCCTGAACTACCGGAACATCGTCCCTGCCGAAATCTACATCAGCGAGGCTTTCAGGCAGTCCGATTTCGATTGGTTTGGCAAGAATCTCCTGCATTTTATCCAGTTCGAAACTATCGGGCTTTTTAGTAGGTTTTCTTACCTTTCTTTTTGCCATTTTTACGGCCCTTTTTGTGTGATCTTTTCATAAGTTATCCACAGGTTATCCACAGAGTTATCCACAGGTTACATACACCTTTTTTGGTGTAGTCTACTTTACATAATATGAAACTTATTATTACAGTCCATATACGCTATTTTGTACCACAATAAGATCAAATCCTGCACTGACATCAGCGGCTTGTGCAACTGGCTGTGAAGTCAATATAATATCGGTTTTTTGAGTAAATGTTAAATAAGGGGCGAATGGATGACGAAAGCCCGAATCTTCGGGTATTCCAACGATATGCTTGATCTGCCTGGCATAACCATTATGGTTATCTGCTGCCCAAATTCTAATTGGATTAGAGGTGAAGTTCTGACCCGTCTTTGGGTTGTGGTGGGCGTAGTAATTAGTCATATATCCCGTACTTCCTGCGGGAACAGTATACATGGCCATTTCGGTCTGCTGATTGCCTACCGATATGACCGCGTAATCCACAGTCTCACCCGCGTTATGTACCCTCACCGTCGAATCAGCAACCACGCCCGATTGAATTTTCGCCCGAAACACCCGTATTAATGCGGTTGTCAGCGTTACCACGGTGGTCGTTAATGTGCCGTCAAGAATAACATTTTGCGTCACTTTATCGTAATTCGCGTCAAGCCCCTCAATCTCAACAGTCTCACCGCGTAAAGCCACTTGATCGGTAGTCTGTGAAATACTCGTAATCAAGGCAGTTGCAGGGAATGAATAAGCAGCGGAACCATCCCAGATTTCTTCCTCAACCCCACTCGCTACATCAGTATTACGCCCAAACTTGTTTATACTGGTAATACCCTCATAAACACCCATCGAAATCAATAATTGATCGTCCTGCATCGGTGCGCCATTCGGCCCCATCGGGGTAGGAGTCTGTGCCATCGTTAAATCTCCGGTTTTAAGTCTTGATAGTACCATATCGAGCAAAAAAAGAGGGTTTTGCAAGAAAAAAGGCAGG